ATCGTAAATATCAATACCACCGTTAACTGCAGGACCCGTGGGACCAAGGAAATTATCAGGAACAGTTGTATTGACCTGAACAGTGGGAAGTGCATAACCCTGACCAGCGTTCTTCACGTCAATACGTGCGAGACCAACCAGTGCCTTGATGCGAGCACCAAAACCAGAGGAAGAAATTACATCAACCTGAGGTCTGTCGCTGTAACCATCACCAGAACCAGTAAGAATTGCCTCGGTTACGCGCCCGCGTGTAATCTCTGCAAGTGCTTGAGCACCACGACCCTGAACTGCACCAGAGTATTCAAATGTGATCAGAGAGTTGGAAGATTCGATCAGAGCGACTGTTCTGTTCTCTTCTTCACCTTCGATGATCAGTTCGTCACCAGCTTCGATCGGAGGAACGACTGTTGCCGCGATAACGTCAACGTCAGAACCGATGTAGGAGAAGGCAACGAAGGTCGAACCTGCGCGAGGAATCTCAGAGAAGATGATTCTAGAACCAACGATCTCGAAACCGATTCCTGGTTCCTGAATAACACCGTTCAACTGACAGATGATGTTGTTCTCAGGTCTGATCGTGTTGGACTGAACACCGTCAGTCAGAGTCAGCGAGTAGAACACACCACCAAGTTTCAGGTTGAAGGAGTTACGCAGCGAGTCGAAGTCGAACGAGATGTCATCCAACTGACGCAGTTTGCCCATATAGACGCCGTGGAAGGTGGAACCAACTGCAGGTGCTTCAGTGAACTGGATATTGTCCGAGAACGCTGTGAAAGCGTAGTCTGCACCAGGAGGTTGGAGGATACCGTTCACGAAGATCATCATATGACCTGCGGGATCGGGGAAGTATGCAGTGCCGTTATCCTGAGTTAGTTTGAAGTTCGTCTGAACACCGTCGAAACCCCTGAAGTAACGAGCAACGCGACCACGGAGGAATCTTGCTTGCGAACAGGCACCACGGAATCCATTGTCACCAATGATCTGAGCATTCTTCTGGAATGTACCCTGGGTGCCTTCCAAATGCAGAACTGCGCGAGTACCAAACTGGGAGATCTTAGCGATCTTACCGTATGCCGATGTGGGCGTAATTGTAACAGCACCAACCTGTGTATATACGGACGGGAACAGGGATCCAGGAGGAATCTTCGCGAGCGTATAGTTGGAATTGGATGCAATATCGCTAATGGTTACACCCTCAGGTGCTCCAGTCTCGTTCGCGATATAAACGTAGTTGTTATCCGTATCCAATTCGGTAACAGTTGCTGTCCAACCGATCTGAATACCACCAGAGAGGATCTGGAGAGTATCACCCACGAGGAATGTGTCACTTACACCCGTATCAGTAATCAGAGAACCATAAGTCAATCTTGTGATGTCTCTACCGTGTACATACTCACCGAAATCTGGGAGGGTAACAAACGATTCAATTTCAATGATTTGATCGGTAACAGAACCGTAGATGACATCACCAGGTGCCCACTCACCCGTAACAGTTTCAATATCATATGTGATACGACCGTTTTGGTTGTCGATCAAAGCACCATTGTTATTTCTAACGATTAGTGCATTTGCCTTAGAGGGGGTATTAAAGGAGAAGATCTTGTCCGTCGCGATGAATTCGCCCTGGCGGAAGTTAACCAAGATTCTGTCGTGCTCAGAAACATAGTCTGCAGTTGCACCAGAGGTTGTACCCTCAAGCGTACCTGAGAATGTGCCTTGGGGAGACAGGATCTTGACATAAGTTGCATTATCGGTTGCAAGGATGACACCTGTATTTGCGGTAGCACCTTGTACAACGATTGCCTCGCCGTTCGCGAAGGAAGCACCACCGACATTGGCAGCACTAAAGTTATTCAGTTCAAGGTACTTGACCTGGTACATAATGTCTGCCAGGTTATCTTGTACGCGAACAATTTCAGCGTAAGATCCAGTGGTAACACCGTAGATAACGTCTGCGAGGTTAAATCCACCATTAATAGGTGTAGGAACGTCGCGATCACCATATGTGGTAGTTACACGCTCAATACCAGTGTCTCTGAAGACTTCTAGGGTATGAATCTGACCAACTACACCTGGGGTAATGGTGAGTGCTTCACCGTCAATATATTCTGCCAAGTAGATCTTGGTGGAAGTAGTAGACGGGTGGATGTAGTAGAACTCACGATTCAACTCAGGAATTGCAGATCCGAGAACGACGTACTTAACCTTGTCATATGCCTCAAACGGATGGGAGGTAACATCAATACCATTACCAGAGACTGCAACACCTGCGTCGAAGGTGTACTTAATGTACGCGGACGGATACTGAGAACGCTGTAGAGCAGTCAGAATCAGGTGGAACAGTTGATTGAGTTTATGAACAGAAGTTTCGGTTGCACGAAGCTCTCTATCGGTATATGTGGGTTGATTAGACCAGGTACCAGGGTTGGGAGCATTCTGGCGAATAACCGCACTCATATGATCACGCAGGCGTTGTGCGTGATAAACCAGGCGAGTTCTAAAGACTCCAGGGAATGCGATGAAGTTTGCTTCAGAGTCGAACCAGCTATTTGTAAGTTGAGTTACTCTTGCATTGCCATCGGTGACAAAATCATAGATGACTGCCTTAATGATGGGATCTGCAAACTCAATGTTTCCTTGATATCCAGGATACTGGGACAATGTTTGCTCAAATGCTTCGTATCTGATGTACGTATCGTTATACAGGAGAATGCGAGCAGTCTGATCATATTGTCTGGTACCCTTACCGAGAGTCTCAAGGAGGATATCGAAGAGAGTGTTGGAAGCAGAAAGAACGTTGTAGCAAGTACCTGCCGCGTAGACGGTATTGTTTTCTACAGGAACTGTTCTAGTAATGGTCGTGAGGTGACTACCATTACCTGCAGCAGCAGTATCGATAGTGTTAATCAGAATATCCCAGAGGGTAGTAATCGTAGAAGCTTGTGCTACGCAAGTTCCGCTGTCATCAGTTGCGTAAGTAACCGTGAGGTCACGCTCAACGCCACGATCGCCAGTCATTGGCCATTCCAGAGGCAGAGTTCTGGTAATGCCGTCGAGATACCCTTGAGGATCGGCAGTGTTGTTGAACAAGTTGATAACGATGTTCATCAGGGTATCAATCGCAGCAGCTTCGTTCACGCAAGCACCAGGGGTGATTGTCGTATCAATTTGCTGTGTACCTTCGGTTGTCGCGTTAACCATAACAGTCTGACCACGCATTACCTGAGTAGCAATAATGCGTGCCTCACCGAAGATGTATCTGGTTTCATTCGACTGCGAAGTGACGTGATTGATAGCGTTCGCGTTAGTGATATAGAACTCGGTTGCGTACCAAACTTTGTTGTTACCACCGTGTCTCAGATTGAAGCACATTGCCTCAAGCACGTCAATAACGTCATCAACACAGTTCTGATAACCACCAGGGATGGACAAGGAGGGGAAGTTGATCAATCCACGTCCAACTGCAGTTGTAGCAATGAATCTGAGATTGTTCAGGATTTCATTAGATGCATCATAGAAACCATCGTCGTTTGCGTTCTCAAAGTATGTGTCACGAGGAACGGGTTGACCCAGACCAGAAGTCGTAGCATCCTCATAGGGTACGAAACCAAGTCTGTTCTGCATCGCGAGGATTGCCATATCGCGTGCCATCTTGAAGGCATACATTGTCTCTTCAGACTGATTCGCGACGTGCTGAAGACCCATATCTGTATTCAGATAGAGTGCTGCAGCATCATAGGTCTCACTGTTACCACCAAAACGAATGTCGTGAGCGATTGCCTCAAGGATGTCAACGATGTCATCTTCACAATGATCCTTACCGCCAGGTACCTTGAATCCGTTGGTTGTGAACGCTGACAACTTAGTGGTTATATCAACTGCTTCACCAGCGATTGCCCTTGCGTTACGCAGGATCATATTAGAAGCATCAATGTCTCTATTAGTACCTGTGTATGCCTTAGGATCAATAGTAATGGTAGTATCACGATATGCAGATTCATCAGTCCACTGTGCTTGATAATAATCAGTTGTGTCTAGTGCAATATCGGTGGGGTTTTCATTTCTGCTGATCAGCAGGTTCTGAATTGCTTTCTCAACCAGACCCTTGGCAAACTCAACAGCATCAAGCATTGGCAGGAGTTCATCTTCGACATAAACGATATTCGTTTGATTGTCGAGATAGAAGTCAATGACTGCCTGAGTTTCAAAGTTGCCACCTGTTACCAAGTCACCTGCGATAGCAGGCAGAATATACTGTTTGAGGTCACGTACACACTTGGTTCTACCACCAGGAATGGTCAGTTTATTGACAGTGGAGAATCCAACCAAAATGTTGTACTTGTCCTCAATGTAGGAAACAGTTTCATCCGCGATAAAGTCACGGTTGAAGTAGATCAAGTCTGCTGCATCACGGAATCTGTGACCTGTAGGACCAATGATATCGAGCATATCATCGACCAGATCAGTAACAAAATCTTGTACTGTTTGAGATGCAGGAGATGCGAAGTAGTTGGGGACACGTACGCCAGTGGAATATGCGCCAGACAGATCTGCTTCGTCCAGAGTGATTACATCGACACAGAGTTTTGCAACTTCTCTCCAGACAAAGATTGACTGAAGTTGCTCACCACCAATGTGCTTCAGAGCACCAGATCCTTCCAGATATGCACGACCAACAACGGTGGTTTCATAGTTACCACCATTGATCATATCTTCAATGATTGCAGGGAGGATATACGACTTAGTATCGCGAAGGCAGATATTTTCGCCAGCATAACCACCAGCACCGTCACCTGGAATGACAAAATCGGGATAACGATTTCTCAGGCGACCAACTGCTTCTTCAGCAATCCAGTTGATGTTCTTGCGAATGACTTCAGCACAATCTCTAAACTCCTGACGACCCAGATCAACACCTTCAGTGGTGATTTCGGATCTCCAAAGTTCAACTTCATCCGCAGTAGCAGAAGAGATAGTATGAGCAACATATGTTGCGTAGATTGCACCATCTTCAAGTGCGAAGGGTGCTTCACCCAGAAGTGCGAAAGATACACTCAGATCATTATCATTGAAGATGATGGGGGGAGTAAACGCAGAAGAGTAGCTGGAGGTTCCTTTTCTGACGATCAGGTTATCAATCCAACCACCGAATACCTCACCATTAGAGTATGCAGCACCAACTTTAATTTCTTTGTCTACATTGTAGTTGTTAGTGTCTGTATAATCGCTACCGACTTGAGCACCATCAACAAAGAGTTTGGTAACATTGGAAGTGCGAGTAACAGCAACGTGATACCAGGTATTAGCAGTAGGAATTGCACCAGCAGCGGTGATAACGTCAACGTTACCAACACCGAATCTGAGAGATGTGCCACTCATAAAGAGTGAGACTTGAGTGTCGGTACCTGCACCATTTCTGAAATCAACGATACGCTGAGTTCCAGAAATACCAGAAGGACGGATCCACGCTTCTATAGTATAATCACCTTCACCAAAAGTGACTCTATTGGACTCAGGGTAGGAAAGGTAAGAACCAGTACCAGAGAATCTCAGTGAACCAGAGTCAGTTTTATATGTGAGAGCATCCTGAGTTACGTTCGAGATGGTCAGTTTCGAGTTGGTGATGTACTCACCTGCTTGCAGAGTACCAGTAATTCCCTTGGAGTAGATCCACTTGTTACCAGCATTAGAACCAATAACATCGTAGGTAGCACCAGAGGTCATTGCCTTGATGACATCACCGAAAGCAAAGAATCCACCCGAAGACTTGTCTCTGTATGCGTGCTTGGTGCAACGCAGAGTCTCAGCATCTTCAAAAGCGTAGGGGGGTTCTACGCGAGGAATGTTGGTGATTGCCCACTGATAAGTGGTGGGATCAGCACCAGTGGGATCCTGCAGAGTATCTGTCAGGATCTTCATCAGACTGGTGATGGTATTGACCTGACTTACACAGCTATTTGTATAACCGTCGAGGGCAGTAGAGGGTTCTGTTCTGGTTACACCTGCAGTGAATGCTGCGAGGGTACCAGGAGATGCTGTAGTACCCAGAGCACTGATCAGGGTATTCATCAAGGTAGTGATTGCAGAAGCAACTTGCTGACACGCAGGAGATGCAGTGTCTGCAGTAATTGTCAGATCATATACCTGATTCCAACTGTGAGAACCTGCCTTAACGATTGCATTGTTTCTCATCACGTCGATTGCCATATCGCGTGCCTTAGTGAAGGCATTCACGGTATCGTCTTCATAACCAGCAACGTGTGCACCCAGGAGATACTTCTCAGTAGCATCCCAAATAAAGTCGTTACCACCGTGAGCAACGTTATATGCAAGTGCTTCAAGAACATCAACGATGTCTGAGAGGCAATTTACATCACCACCAGGAACAACCAGAGAAGGATTCTGAGTCTTAGCGTAATGCAGTGCTTCGTGTGCAATGAACCACTTGTTAGCAAGGATAAGATCGCGTGCATCAGCGTGACTATTGTCAATTACACCATATTCTGCAGTAATCGTGTTATCGATATACTGAGTCAGAGTGGTGAAGTTTGCCGAGTGTGGTTGGTTGCGTACACACTTGATTGCAAGATCGCGTGCTTGCTCGAATGCATATACCGTTTGAGGGATTGCGCCATCCAAGTGATAGACGTTGTTGCCCTGAACATAGGTTGCTGCTGCATCCCACATCTCAGAGTTACCATCATAGAGGATAGAATATGCAATGATGTTGATGATATCGATAATGTCATCCTGACAATCTCTATCACCGCCGATAGAATCTACTTGGAAAGCAGGGTAGTAATCCTTCATTGCTCCCACTGCCTCTTCTGCGATGAATCTTGCGTTCTTAGTCAGCAAGTTATTTGCATCAAAGGAGCGTGTATCATCAACAATCTTCAGAGAAGAGTTGTTGTAGTAGATTTTCTTGTTGCGAATCTTGTCACCAGCAGCAAATTGAGAACCAACAAGGTCGGTATAACGAATTTCCTGGTTTCTTACCTCCTCAAAGTCAAGGAAGTCCTGGTTATTGGTAGATTCTGCATCATACAATTCGACAGGTTTGATAACTGTCTCCGAAATATTGTCAAGAATGACGTTCGGATAGGTAATAGAAGGTACACGCTGGAATACTAGACCAAAGAACGTGGATGCAGGAGACAAATCAACGGTATCGATGATTTGTGCGCTTACAGGATCCTGGTATGGAGCAATGGAGGTAATTCTTGCAGCAATTTTGGAGCGTGCAGAGTAAATAATGTCGTTAAACTTCAGTTGGAAGTCACCAGTTTCATATTCTGCGGTACCAGAAGTACGAGAAACAAGCAATACGTTAGAAATAACACCATCTTCCAAGTTGCTACTTTCAGTAACTGCAAAATTACCGTTCAGATTGGTAATGGTTTCTCCCTGCTCATAGATTGTTTTGCTGTTTACAGGAGCAACAGCAGCCAAAAGACCGTCAAATCCAGTTGCAGAAGACAGAACATTGTCATTGATACCAAATGTTCCCTCAACATTAACTACATCGATGTAGTCTGTACCAGAATCAATCACAGTTGCAGTTGCTTCGGTCTGCAGAGAACGGACAATTTTACCTACAGTTGGGAAAATGCCACTTGTGCTTGCGAAGGTAAAGCGAGTGATGTTGATTTGAGCGTACTCAATAGTACGGAACTTGATTCTAGACGGTGCTTTGGGTGGCTCAGCAAACACAATGCTAGGACCAGCGGTCGTGAAAGAGGTGCCAGGCGATTGTGCAACACCATTAATCAGAATCAGCATCTGATCATCAGTTGCTGTAATCGACTCACCCTCAACAGTCAGAGGGAACTGGGTCTTGATGCCATTGAAATCGTTCTCAATGTTGTCCAGTTTCTTAACAATAGAGGTCAAAATTTCCTCAGAGTTGGTCAGACGCTTCTGTCTGAACAGAACTTCAGTATTGTTAAACTCTGTATAGATGGGTTGCGAGTTTGCAAACGATGTAATCTTATTAACATCGGTGGCACTGAAGATGTTGACCTCTTTGATCAGGTCCGAAACAACCTTACGACCAGAGATATCCTTACCTGCGCTCAGTGAAAGTTCACCGAACATATTGAAACCAACGGGGTGGTTTGTTTCCAGGATGGACTTTCTCCATTCGTTAATCGGAGTCTGAGACTTGATAACGTAAGAGAAGTTCTGATAGAAGAAAGAGTCTTGAATCTTCTGGACAATTTCGGAAGGTTTACCCACGTCATCGATAAACTGACCAGTTGTGGTAGTCATCGAGTCAATATTCAAGGTACCACGAGCAATCGAGAGGTTATCAATCAAACCAGATGCACGAGACACCTGACCAGTAACTCTCTCGCCCTCTACCCAAGTACCATTGTAGTTCTCAAGTTTCAGGATGCGAGGACCGATTTGCCAACCCTCATTATTGGAAACGTAACCTGTTGCAGTTGCAGTCTCAATGGTGCTGCCTTGATAAACAAGTTCACCCTTCAGGAAGCGAGAAGTTTCAACGATTGCTTCTGCTTGACCACCGAACACTTCGGTAAGAAGGATCTGACGACCATCACCTTGTGTCAGGAAAGAAATAAAGTTACCAGACTCAGCATCAACTTTTGTCAGAGCAATTCTCAGTTGGTCGGGTTCCAGGGAGTTGGCATTACCCGCGATTGCAAAGTAAGTAGTGTTTGCATTCAAGCTAACCAGACCTGCGCTACTCGGTTTTGGCAGAACGCCAACAGTAGAACCAAGATCTTCTGCTCTCAACTGAATTTCTGCACCAGTGGTGATGCCGTGCGGGAAGTTAAACTGCAGGTAACCCAAGTCAAGGTTAACAACATAGTTAAATTCGGATTTCAGAGTAACAGACGGTTCGGAAGAGTAACCAGAACCAGGGTTCTTGATGATAACTTCAGAAAGTCTATTGTTCTTGACGATTGCCTCTGCTTCAGCACCTGTACCGCCACCACCTTCGATCACAACTCTAGGAACAGAGGTATAACCAGAACCAGGATTAGTAACTTTAATTTCGGACAGAATAGCGGTATTAAACAGCTGAAGGTTTACTGGGAAAGTAATTTCGGGTCTCAGAGTGTAGTCGTGTGAATAACCGAAACCAAATTCGTTGTTCTTCAGTTTCTTAATCTTACCGATGCTTCTACCTTGCAGGAAGACGGATGCACCCGAACCTTCATCTGGAATCACAACTTCCAGATCACCACCAGAACCTGCCAGCAGGGGTCCAAGGATTCCAGGAATAGCGTCAATATCAACAGACGCAAAGGTATATCCCTTACCAGCAGATGTTAGAACAACATTGGTGATAGTACCTGTCAGTTCACCGTCATCAGCAACTGTAATGTTGCACAAAGCACCTTCCCCATCGCCTTCAATGGGAACGTTATAGTAAATACCATTTACGTATTCGGTACCACCAGATGTGATACGAATTTTCTCAATCTCTCTATTAGATGCAATATCTGTAACAATAGGTAGTTTCTGATAGAAACCACCTGGGTTGACAAGTTTAATGTCAGAGATAGGTCCGATTGCCTTGGTAGAAGTCGTAGAGTACGACGCTCTGGCAAGACCAGTCTCAGTGGTACCCAGAGGTGCAGTTGCTTTCTCGGGTTCGTTCAGAAGCTCAAAGCTAAACTCGGCGTCACTAATAATTTCTTCAACTCTAAATGTGCCCTTGTAAGGTGTTTGGATAACGTCAATAAACGAAGTATCACTTACAGGAGAAGTATCTGGAGTAGTTCTGGAAGGATCAAAGTAGTAAGAGATGTTGGTAACATCATCGTTAACAATGAACTTAACCAGAGGTTTGGGTGAAGTTTGGTCGGTCAGACCAGGAATACCTTCTCTAACGATGTTGACGAACGGATATTCCAGTTTGTACTGGTTATCCTTGGAGAATGAGATAAAGTATCCAAAGTTGGAAGTATCATCAAGGTCAAATACATACTGGTGTCCACGAACAAACAGCAGTTTGGGATGCTTAGCGTAAATGTTTACACTACCAATCGTATTGCTGTTGAATGTCGGATCTTGTACAGCAGTCGATCTCAGTCTGTAAGTAAACTCTCTGCTATTGAATACCTCTTCAATGAAGAATGAACCGTTGTACTCATTGGTAGCAAAACCTTCGATAAAGACGATTTCATTTTCTTCAAAGTTATTCTTGGTAGAAGACAAGCAATAAACAAGATCCGTATATGCCAGAGGAGCATTGGGGATAACATCCTTGTCAAGATTTGCAGTCAAGGTAAACTTCTTAACACCAGCGAGACCACCAATGGTAACAATCTTTCCAGTATTATCGAATGAAAGGGTTACGCCAACTGCCTCAGCATCGATGGTATCTCCTTTGATAAATCCAGCATCACTATAGATTTCATCAATCTTGATGATGTAATCGGTAGGACTAAACTGCCTCCAAGTTGCATACTGGGAAAGAATACCGCCATTGTATGCAGTATTTGCAAGATCTTCGGTGAAAGTACCCGCAACGGATGTATAAACCCAGTTGACATTTCCATCAGAAACTGTACCCACAAGATGTGTGGGAGCAGTGGGACCAGAAATACCAGTGCTAGATGCGGTGTAGATCTTGCCGTCACTGTAAACTTCATCTCCAGTATTATATGTGAAGTTCTCTGTCCACTGAGGTGTGGTTGTTTCAACTTCAAATACTCGCGCAATCAGGTTGATATCATTTGCAGTAGACTTCAGTTTCTTGGTTTGATCGAAGTTACCGATAATTCTACCAATTTTACAGAAGTTAGTTCCGACTTCAACAATAGTACCGTAAGCACTCACAACATCCTGACCACCAATCGTGGTGTATTGCTGCAAGACCGAACCCTTAGTGAAGGTTGCAGGTTGATTGAACGAAATAGTCTTAACAGCATCGATGCTTGTGTACAGAGCATCACGCAGATAAAACTTAGGAATAACTGTTGTGGACAACAGCAATTTCTTACCTAGAGGTGTGGGAATAGTTGCCGTTCTGGTTTCGTATGTTTCGTCGTGGGATGCGAATGAATATACACCCTCAACGTTGTTGGAAACAACATCACCATAGTCCAGAATCTGCAAACCTGCAGGTCCAAGTGCCCAATCGCTAGATGTAATTGCCTGAGTGTTATATGTGAAGTTATTGATAGCTGTGCCGATCTCAATCGACATATCCGCTGCAATAGTAGTCAGTGCATAGGTACCAGTCTTGGTCTGCTCACGATCCAGTTTGAAGGTGAATGCATCAGTTTCCCTATTACTACCAACTGCCTGTGTAGGAGTAAAGGTGTCATCATACTTAACCAATGTCGAGATAGACAGGTTATCAATCCAACCATCAACAGATGTGGCAGCAGCAGGGGTTGCATCACCGCCAACATAAACTTCAGCAAGGTTAGTGTCAACGGTCGTACTGGTAACACTCAGAACAGATGTACCATTGAGGAAGATCTCATACTGATAGTTACCAACACCAGGAGAAGACTTGACAAAAGCAACGTGAACAAATCCTTGGTTGTTAAATGCAGTCCAGTTAGTTGTGCTTGTGGAATAATAAGTATTTGCACCCAACTCCAGTTTTACTTTACCGAAGTTTGCATCTCCAGAAGTACCAACAATACTTACGATTGCATTAGATCCTGTATTAGGAATGACTTTGAACAGGATAGGATTAGATGCTTGGGCATTATATTGAGCTGTTTCCAGCGCCATAAACGCTTCACAAGTAAATGATGTCGCAACATCAGCACCATAATCTAAGTGCAAAGACGTAGCAGCAGCACCTGTGTACACAGACTGAGTACCATACTGGAACTTAGTATTATCCAGAGAAGGTGCAGATGTCCAAGTAGCAGTCAGAGCAGAATTGAATGTCTGGTCTTCATCAACTGCGGTATCAAAGTCGAAGAGAGCAACTTCGTTCGATTCAATCTTGTTACCAACGATGATGGTATCACCAGAACTATCATTGGTTACATTGGTAGGTCTGAAACCGATACCAGAATCTTGCTTCAGGTATGCTGCAGTAAGAACATTGTTGGTGTTCCAAGATACCTTGAACATAATTGCACGATGATCATTGAATGCATACTTGACATATGCACCAACGTCAATGTTACCAAAGACATCAAACTTGACACCTGTAGAGCGAATCTCCTCAAAGTTTCCTGTGGGAGCAAACATCTTTGTTACCGCAGGTGTTTTATAGTCATCTGGGGTAAACTTCATATACAGAACGCCAACCTTATTGCCAGTGGCAATTTGAGTTGCTGTAGCAGTCAGGAATCTGCTGCCATATTCGTCAATAGTAATCTTAGGTTCGGAGAATCTGAATGCAGTGTTGCCAAACTGTCTGCTCCAGGTTACTTCAATAGTTGCGGTATCGTAGTAAGTTTCACCCACGATGATGTTGCCAACACCAGTAGGATCACTAATACCAACAAACAGTGTGCTGTTATTGCCAATGTAATGAAGATCATTCAGTGTTTCATCACTACTTGTGGAACAGATCTTACGCTTTTCTTTGATTGTACCATCAAGATCCATCAAAGCAATCCACATATCGTTGGGATTGAGTGAGTTGGTATCTGTGTAACCAGCGATATACAGTTGACCGTCATCATCCAGTGCAACACCACTCATATAATCACGACGGGTACCACCAGAGATACCAGCAATTTCTCTCTGCCACTGAATGACTGCAGTAGGATTGTTGAACCCATCAAATCCAGAGATGAACTTAGCAACTACCAGATCAGGGTTGTAGTTCGGGTTAGATGTATGGGGTTTTGTCTCACCAACAACATAGATTGAATGGGGAGAAGTGTTCTCAACGTAAATTCTAGTGAATACACAATCCTTATCTCCCGTTGCAGGTTGCAAAGGCAGCATTGTACGAGTCCACAGAAGACGACCGTCACTGTTGAACTTAGCAATCAGACCAGCAGAGTCTCCAGTAAGATCATCTGTCTGACCAACAACATAGAAAGTGCGATCTTCCGCAATAGCAACATCAGAGATCTTACAGATCCTATCAAAACCACTGCTATTTTCTTTCAGGACAGATAGTGCATATGCTGCTTTCTTGAATCTCTGGGGGTGAGATACTCTGATTTCTGGGGGATTGTCCTTATCATACTCAGATCCAGAGTTAATGATCTTAACTGTGTTAACAGCACCAGACTCTTCTCTGGTAATTGACAGGGCAAAGTCTTGACCAGATCCACTAACAACTTCGTAGGTGGGAGGAATATCTTCAGAATAACCGAGACCCTGTTGGGTAACAGTTACGCGCTCAACACCAGATACGACCTTGACACGGTATGTCTTGTTGGTTTGATCGATGATGGGAATACTGTCAACGATAATACCATCGCCTGCTCTGAGATCGTGCTCACCAGTTGTTGTAATACGACCATAAGGAATATCATCCTCAACAAAGGATGTGTATGCAGCAATGTCAATACCCTTAACCGAATTGACCTTTGCAGATGCACCATAACCACCAGTACCTTCATTGTCAAAGTACAGTTTATCGTTAACCTTATACGATACACCTGGATTCTCAACCACAAAACCACTAATTTGAGCATCCTCAAACTTAGTAGTGGTCTCAATTTCGATGTCAACTTGAGATCTGGTGGAGACACGAGGGTAGTAATCGAAGAGTTGCAGCACAGGTTCTTCGGAGATTTCCAGAAGAGTTTCAATTTCAGACTGCTGCAGAACACCATCACGGTTGATATCTTCAATCTCAAAGACAAAGGTATCACCAAATTCTGTTACCAGTTGATCGGTATCAGCGTTGGGTTGACGATCAATGTCGATATCAACATCTTCATAAGGATCTCTATAACGGACAACACCCTGAGGAATGTTCGTCTGAACAGCATCTTGATTGTAATTCCACTTATCAGGTGTGGAGTACAGTTGAGGACCAGCAATATAAGGGAATACTGGAAGACCTGCTTCAGATGCGTCAATAGAAACGAAATACGCATATACACCTTCGGGATAGTCGGGTGTCTTACAATATCTACCGTTATATTGGTCCAGATCACCCTGTTGGAAGACATACTCATAGTCTTCAATAAAGGAACCTGCAGGATAAGATGCCAGGACAGGACCATCAGCGCGAACAGGGTTCGGGTTTGTATCCTCATCATATAGAAGAACTGGTTTGATTCTGTAAGAAGAAGTGACCCTCTTAATACCAGAAGACTGGTCTGCGGCATCAATATAACCGTAAGGACCGTAGATTGGGTTACCATCAAATGCCCAACCAATGATCGGGGAGTGTCTCAGACCAGATGAAAGTTCTTTCAACTGTCCTGTAGAAGCCTCACGGAATACATTGTCACCGAGAACATATCTCAGTTGCTTAGGATCAGACAGGTGAGCATACTCGCCACCATACTGAGTGTTATATCCAGCAAAAACATATCCACGAGAAGGATCAAGGAGACCATCAAGTTCATTTTCCAGGTTACGAGTCCACTCAAATACATTTGCTTTGAATGTCGCAAGTTCGCCAATCGCTTCCAGGCGAATTGTAGTGGTTCCAGTGCTGTATCCAATACCACGGTTTTCTACGGTAACACCAAGAACTTTGCCCTTATCTTCACCAATGGTACCGATAATTGCTTTACCAACAGCACCATAACCATCGCCATTGATGACGACTCTCGGTGGAGATGTATATCCTCTACCAGATGCAATAATAGCGATAGAGACGATACGACCGTTGATAATAATCGGTTGTGCAACAGCACCCTCACCAGAATTCAATTTAATTTCAGGAGAAGATGTGTAACCAGAACCAGATGAAGTCAGAGCAATAGATTTGATCGGACCTCTAACTTCGGCAGTTGCTGTTGCGCCAGATCCCCCGCCACCAGAAATTGATACAGTAGGAGCAGAGGTGTACTGTTCACCAGGAGTTTCTACCAGGATCTTACTTACAGTACCATTCGTGATAACAGCAGTTGCTGTTGCACCGAAACCACCGCCACCAACAATAGAAACCAGGGGTGAAGATGTGTATCCAGTACCACCAGCAGTAACTTCAACGCTGAAGAGGGATCCATTAACAGTTACATTTGCTTCGGCACCTGATCCTCCACCACCATTAATTTCAATAGCGGGTTTGTTTGCAGCGTCATAACCTTTACCAGAATTGGTAATATCGATACCAGTGATGCCACCAAACTGAATCTTGTTCTCAGATTTATAGGACCAAGCAGCAACACCATTAACCCAAGCACCAATAGGACCAAACGAAATGTTCTCTCGACGAGAAACTGTCTCAACATTCAGTGGGAAACGAGATAGTTTGCGCTGGTTACCAGGAAGAAGTGCAGATCCAATGAAAGGACCAACCTTATAGTTGGGAATACCAGTTGTAGCAATATATGCGTGAGTATTATCGAAGAAAGTGTTTTGTACGTTAGTTGTATAGTCTTCAATGGAATCATTGATACTATCAACGTCGGACTTACCTTTATTAAGGTCAACCGACATCAGGATGTTACCCTGAGGTGCATTCGGAGCAGGTGCACTAATCTGATACGAGAAGATAGTGTCACTGATACGAGAAGTGACAGCGAATGTGCCGTTAAAGACTGTTGGGTTTGCACCGTAAATGGTTACCGAGTCTCCAACCAGCAGACCGTGCTTATTAGTTGTATAGACAGTTGCAGTCTGATTATTAAGACCACCAGGTTCAATATTGTTGACCTGAATCAGTTTCTTGACGTTATACAACCAAGAAGTGATTTTCTTATTAATGGAAGAAGAACCCAGCGATGCAACGTTCAGTTTGTCACCTGCCAGATAGTAGGAACCAGTATCATTCAATACGGTACCATTTGCTTCTGCAATACCAAGAATACGGAGTTTAACTTCGTTATCAAGACCTTTGTTGATATAGCAGAAGATGTCAGAGTAAATTTCTGTACCTGCGTCCCAATCCTCTACAATACCGTTCTTAGAACGAGTACATTCGATAAACTGGTTCAGAGACTTCTCTTTATATTGAACATACTCATTATCACCAAGAATAATCAAACCATTTCTTTCTGGCCAACCAATAGTAGAGTCAACCGTAATAATAGAATCGGTTGTGTTCAGAGGTTCTACAAGAGTGGTCTTGTAGGGAATAGTGAACTTACCAGAAAGGGTTTCTTCTGAAATTGAAAGTTCGTAGATAGTACCAACACCAGTATTGATAGCAATAACGTTTTCAACCAGACAGGTTGCATTTCCAACATTAATATCAACTGGATCCGCATACTGGAACAACTGAGAATCTTGGATGTCAAGTGGGTTGCCAGAAATAATTTCTGCACGAATAATCGTCTCTACACTCCAAGTTGCAGAAGACGGTTTGATCAGTTCATCTTTAGGATAAGAAACATCAATCTGTTCCGAGAAGAGGACCTTGAAGAGATATTCTGTTGCTCTCTTGGTACCTTTAGACAGATAGAAGTCTTTAATTGTCTTGATAATCTGCGGAGCATTGACTTTGGTGTAGTCAATAGGCGCATTAGGCAAGAACTGGTTTACAAAACGATTGTATAGAGTTTTTACGAATAGTGTATCCAGATTCTCGATTACTGTGCCTGCTTCGTGAGAAGAAACGATGCTATCAGATTCTTTAGTATAAACCTGGTTTGCTCTAATATCATACGAGGTTGTGGACGACACACCACGCTTACAGTTACGGAACTGTGAGGGTTGATAGTCTCTACCTTGGGAATGAATAGTAAATCCAGTAACTTCACCAAAACCAACGTTACAGGATGCTGCAGCCGCTTTAGGTTCTGCAATGAAGACAGTAGGAGGATTATCTTCAGAATATCCATCACCAAAACTGGTGATATTGATATCAGTAATCTCACCATTGAAGATAGTTGCTACAGCAGTTGCTCCTGTACCACCGATGTTATCTCCAGAAAGATTCTTACGATTATCTACGATATAAACAGAGGGAGCATCAGTGTAACCTTGACCGCCAGTAAGCAGTTCGATATTTGTTAGTTTGCCACCAGTTACTTGAACATCGAGGATTTGTGCGCCAATAGGATCAATAATACGGCATCTAGGCGCAGTAAGGTACCCTCTACCACGGGAAATCATAACAATCCCGTCTACTTGCCCTTCGGCATTCAAAGTTGCATATGCAGACGCAGAAATTGCATTTACCGCATTCTCAGAAGGCGGATCGATATAAACTTGAGGTGCAGTTGTGTATCTCAGACCACCTTCGAGTACGGTGATAGAACCATCAACCACGGAACCTTCCGCATCAATCTGAGAATCACTAATCTTTGCTCCACCAGGATTGAGGAATCTGATAGAGGGAATGGAGTCATATCCAGAACCAGAAGACTGAACATTGATACCAGATACTTGACCAGTAGTATCATCAACAGTTACTGTCGCTCTAGCAGGAATGCCAGAAGGATCTGCGGGTGTATCGAACTCAATTAGAGGGGGATTTGCGGAAGTATAACCTTGACCACCATCAATCAGTTGAATATCCTTGATACCATTGACAAGTGCTTCCGCAGTTGCGTTTTCACCAGTCGTATCATCTGGAGTCAGAACGGTAACTTTTGGTGTGAAATTAATTTGATATCCGCTACCACCATTCTTTACGATGAGGTCAATCAGTTGTCCATTCTCAATTTTACTGATTGCTTCTGCATTTTTGCCAAATTCTGGTGCAATAAGCTCAACAGCACGAACTGTAAGTTCATCATTGACACTAAGAGAAGATTTGAGGATAATATTATCCTGATAGATCGTATAATCCACAAATGGCGTTTTTACCCTACCATTAATTGCTACAAGACAAGAAACTGTCGAAAGTGGAATATATCTACTACCATTTAGAGTCAGATTGTATTCTGCTCTCTCTTCGTTAGCGTTTGCAACTGTAATTGCATCCAGTTCTCTTACAGGTACACTTGTGTAACCAATAAGATACTCAAGACGAGTAATTTCCGTAGATCCTTGAATAATCGTTGGAGGAGTCTGGAAACGAATCTGCGCTCCTTCCAAAAAGTAATCTACATTCGGTTTCAGTTGAATACCATTGACAACAACACGCAGATACTCTGGTGCCTCAGGTGTAACGGGCGTTCCACCGAGTGTAAGAGGGAATTGTGTTCTGGTACCATCAAAAAGAGTTTTGATGTTCTCAAGTTCTTGAATTTTTTTGTTAAACTCAAGAAGATTGACTCCAGGAGTGAAAACTACCTCAGGAGACTTGGTGATACTCTCGTAGAAGATGATTTCATCATCAATTTTGATAGTACCGTCCTTTTCGAGGAAGTAATCAATGTTTTCTACCGTAATGTTGTTATCATACGGTGAAACACGGTTCAGAACGACAGAAGATGATGCCAGGAAGTTGGGATCATACTCATCCGAACTAATATCTGTATAAGACAGAATATTATTGAGAATATCGTAAGGCTTGCCATACTTTTCCTGAGATTTGTAGTATTGAACTAGCAAATCTACAAAAGCCTGATCTTCCTCCCTGATAAAGGCAGGAATTTGGTCTTGTAACCTTTGGGATACCTTAACTGACTTCATTTTTTGTTATTCTTCTGTCTAAGTTAGAAGCAAGCGTCGAACTCGGGGAACTCGAACACTGTCGTCGGATAATCAATGATATTTATCGAGGTTCCGTCGAAGTTAATTGGCGTAAAGTCGAACGGATCGAAGTTGGGGACTACGGTTCCATCGATTGTGTAGTCGATGGTAATAACCTGTGGATTGAAGATCACAGGGTCTACTCCAGTGCCGATTGTGACCGCTCCAGAAGCGACTAGAACCGTAATCGGGATGCGTGAGGTACCATCTGGAGTGCTAGCAACATTTACAGGTCCAAGACAAACTTCGCCACTCTTATAGTTGACTGTTCCGACACCTTTTTTGAGAATAACTTCTTTTTCATCCAATTTTGTGACCATAATCAATTCACCACGTCCGTCATCTCGGACATTTACGGGAAGAAGTGCTGAAGTGTCACCATCAATAAATGTACTGGTGCTCAGAACTGAATTTGCAGTCAGTTGTTGTGATTGTACGGCAAGATCGAGCAGATTTTCCGTATATCCTGTCGAATAGAAGGTACCACTCTTAACAGAAGAGAATTTCGGGTCACAAGTACCAGCGCCTTCACCAGATCCAGTCGTTCCACCAGAAATATCACCAGGATTTACGATCTCATTGTCAAAATCGACACATTGAGTGAACGTTGACCCAAATGGGAACCCTTCAATGTTCAAACCAAGGGTCATTGATGTCTGGTTACCAACAATAGCGTTGTCAGAAGAGTCAACCATCGTCATAAATGCCGATGTATCAATTCTTCCGTTAAATCTGTTGGCAGAACCTTGAGTATTGTACTGATCAATAGCGCCTAAGACCTTCGATGCCAGCTCATTGTTGGAAAGATTCGTAGATCTACCATCAAAGAAGACGTAAGACTTGGGACGGATGTACATAGAGACAGGATCGATGATGACAGGTTCGATTGCTGCCATCGAATACTTCAGAAGATCCGCTTTGATGCGCTTTTTGGTAGTTTCGTTCAGTGCAGAACCACTCTTGGTCTTAACTGCAATGAAAACCTTGCCGTAAATGGGAGGAGAAAGTCTTTCACCACCATATGCAGTCACAGAACGTGCCTGAGGGTACACATATTTGGTAATGTACTCATAGTCAGTCTCAGTAACCGCTCTATTCTGCGCTGAGAATGCCCTAGGAGCGTTGAATTTGATGCTAACGATGTCTTCACCCTCTTCGCCGTCCTGAGAGGCGTCTACGGTCGCTATAGTGATCTGTGAGGAAGGGATAACACGGTTTAGGTTATCAATCGCACGACCAATAAAGGTAAACTTCTTACAACCGTTAGCAAGAGGACCGTCAGTACGTACATACTTGAGTCTGATGATCTCACCAGCAATCAATTCTCTACCAATGATACCGTCACCAAAGATGATCTTATACCTCAGGTCATCAGTTTCTTCCAAGAAGTATCCACGAGTGGTACCATCAACACCTACAATGTCATTAATACGATTGTATGTGTCAATCTCCTCAGATTGAGCGTTAGGTGAAATAGAAACGTACAGAAGATCTGTATCAACATTGTCTACAGGAATCTCATACCCGCGCTTCTTAACGTCCTGCACGGTGTATGTGTAGTTCAGCAGGTTACCCTGATATGCAACAGTTTTGGGGAATGACGCAATACCTGTCTGTTGATCTACTGCGGTTGTAATTGCAACAGGGAGAGTAAACAGGAATGATTGACCGTCTACAGAAGAAACAAATACATCACCCTGAGGAAGGGTTACCGTAGCGGGATATGCATTGCTACTACCCACCAAAGAAGTCTGCACAGAGAAGTTCAGACACGCCTTTGACGCTTTGATGGATCTTGGTGTATAATTAAGTTGCTTCGCAATCTTAACAACGTTGTCTCTAATCGTTGCAGATTCTAAGAATGCTTCATTCATTGCCATATTGGCATTGAACGAAGCGTAGTAAGTGTTATATGACAGTACGTCTAGCAGATAAGACGCAGCAGAACCATCAAAATCATAATCCGTAAACTCTTCACGAGTTCTTAGATAAGATCTGATAGACTCCTTAATCTCTGTAAAATCCAGAGAGGTTAAATTGGAAGGAATTGCTGCCATTTGTTAGGTTCTCTCTAAGAGGAAATCAACTGTTTGTATAAGAGTTTCACCAACGATAGTGTAATCAAGTTCAACTTCAATAGTATTAGTTTCTTCACCCTCCTTGACCCGTACACTATTGAGTACGACTCTGGGTTCAAATCTTTTGACTACGTTGGAAATCTCTTCTCTGATGTCCTCAGCAAGAAATACATCAAATGGTTCAAAGAGCATTTCTCTCAAGCGAGAACCTTTACGGGGTTGGAAAGGTCTCTCATAAAATCCAGTGAGAACAAGGTTTCTCACAGACTGCTTAATAGCATTCTCATTTTTAACTACAGAAAAATCTTCAGTATTGGGGTTCGGTCTGAATCCAATACTGAAGTCTTTGAACGCTCTACTGAGCGTCCTCTCTGCTCTAAATTTGTATGCCATTAATGCCAGCGTTCGACGTAATCATCGAAACCACCTGCACCTCCACATTGTCTAGAATAGCGATCCTTAGGGGGATCGTTGGGTTTCGTTCGGTTTAAGTATTTATCAGCTCTTGGATCAGTTATGAGTACCATACCTGACTCAATGAACTCTTGAGATTGATCTGGAATTGGATGGTTCGCCATTTCGTTCTCCCTACTAAGTAGTAGAACTTTTATAGCGGTTACTATCGCTGTGGTTATTTATCGCTTGCCTTGACCGCGATACTTCTTCTTCGCTTTGTTACGACTCGTGGCAGCATACTTTGTATTCTTA